CCTCCGGAATGTCCACCGTGAAAGATTCGACAGATTTGAGCCACGGCATAAATTCGATAGCGGTGCGTCCGTCAATCATGAGCGAATGCCACGCGCAATAGTAAAGATACGCGCTCCGGGGGTGCGTTTCGCTGAATGCTTCGCCCCATGCTTTCCCGAAATGGTCCTCGAATGCCACCTCCGTCGCGGGGCTGATAGTTGTGCGGCTCTCCGAGCCGTCTTTGTGCTTGACGGTCAATTTGAGAGACATGGCCTAGCTCTTGACTACGCTGCCGCCGGTGAACGTCACGCTCTGCATGGCAAGCTCTCCGACGGAGCCGGCCACGGGTGTCGATGCTGCCAGGAACATATTGGAGCACGTGAAAGTGGCCCCGGTGGAGGTGTTCTTGATGACGAGGGTGTTGGAGCCGGAGCCGGTGGCGGCCCATAGTGTCTCCATTGTCTTGTTGGCTGCTTCGTCGTTCTGCACTTCGAGCGTGACGGATAGGTTCTGCAAGCCGCCGTCGAATCGGTGGCCGGTGGCTCCCATCGCCGTCGTCTCGATGGCGTCCTTCTCATAATTGAGGGTGACACTTGTGACGTAGGTGCTGAGGTTTTGGCTGTTCACTGTGACGCTGGCGTCGGTGAGTACGAAAATAGCCATCGGGTTACTCCTGGTTCTTTGCTGGTTTTGTTTGTGGTTCGATGATGCCGGACGCGATGAGCAGGCCGGCGTCTAGGTGTTGTGCGTCTAATTCGGCATCGGTCACGGTGCCGCCTTGCGGTCCTAGTGTCGAAATGTCCGACAGAATGCGGTAAGTGTTAGCCATAAATATCCACCTCGAAACGGTACGCGGTCATGTCAATCCCTGATACTACTACCGAACGCGGCAGCGCGTTAGTTACCATGAGAGATGAGCAGGCACCGCCTAACGTGCGATCTGTTTCAATGGCGGCGCGTATGGATTCGCTGCCGGTGTTCGCCAGGTAGGCGTCAATGCGGTCCTGGCTGGACCTGTCTGACATGCGGCCAACGATGACAAGAACGAACGCCCGGTAATACTGCGTCCCGGTGGATACGTTCGCTTCGTGGTAGGTGATTTCTAGGGGTTCTACCACGGCAGCCGGGACGGGTATGCCGTCGGGTACATAGTCGAAACACCGGAGCCCGGTGATGGCATCGAGGGCGGTGGCTAATCCCTGGCGGACGGCTGAGGGTGTCACCCGAAAAATTCCCTACGGTATGCGCGTACTATCGCGGCAATATCGCGGCCTAGTGGGCTCATGCGTATCGCTCCGAGCTCTGACAATCCGAGAACGCCACCGATGGAGTCTTTGCGCTTGTAAAGGTCGGCGGCGAGAATATAGGTGGCCTGTTCAATGTCGTCCGGTACTGATGGCCAGCCCCATTTCGCGGTTACTTCTACTTGTGGCCAATAGTTCACGGGGAGAGATAACGCGGTGGGCCCGACAACCGTGAGGTAGGTGATGGGGCGGCCTTTGGCGAGCGCGTTGGTCGGTTCCACGATGTAGTCACTGTTTAGGGTGAATGTGGTCTGATAAACGCCGTTCGCGTCGGGGTCTGTTTTGAGTACGAGGCCGGTGGTGCTGCCGATGTCGTCCACGATGACGCGGAGGTTGCCGATAGGCCGGTAGGTGCGGGCGGTGGCAGTTGAGTCAAGATAGAAGCGGCGGTTGGCGATGCGGTCAATGCTGCGGCTGGCGCTCTCCGCGATTTGCTCTAATAGCGAATCCTCAACGCTGTCGTCTATTTTTAGGTAATTTTTGAGGCCCGCCAGGGTGATGTATCCGTTCGTGATGGTCACGATTCAGCCCGCTTTCGCTTTGGTGATGGTTTTGGTGCTGGCGGTGGTGGCTCCGGTTTTTTGCGCGTCGCCTTTTGGGGGGTGCCACCCGGCCCGGCTGGCACAACCTCGCCAGGCGTTTCGTCTGTCGAGCAACCGAGCCGGGTGAGCTCTTGCCGGACGGCGGCGGCTCTTTCGGCCATGCCTCGCCGGACGTATCCGTCGAGCTCTCGCCGTAGTGCGTCGATGAGTGCTTCAGTGTTCATTCGTGTCACCTATGGGCGGCCCGTTGTGCAAGGCCCGATCCCTGGGGTGTTACTTAGGCCCAATTAGCCGTGATGAGTCCGGTGCCGGTGATGGCGCTGAACGCTGTGGGGTACTTGCCGGCGGTGTATGCGCTGAATCCGAACACAACGGTGCGGATAGCGATATTGCCGTCGGGCTGCTCAAAACGGACGTAAAGCGGGCTGCCGCCGTTGTCCTCCCAGATGTAGGACTCACGGAAATCGCCGACGATGACGGCGGTTTCGTTGGTGCCGCTTCCGAGATTCGTTGGCACGTTCGCGTCTGCGATGACGGGAATGCCGAGAATCTGCAAGCCACCCATGTCGTATGCGGGGCGGTCATATGTGCCTGGCGCGTTGAATGGGTTGCCGGCTGTCGCGTTGAACAGTGGGCGGTTTGTGGAGTCAAGGGCGCGGAGCCAGCAGCCAATGAGCGACGGGTGGGCGACGATGTGGGTGGCCCCGCCGTAGAAATTGCTGCTGATGTCCTGGATAGCCGCCACGAGCTTCGGGAAAAATTCCGCCCATGTTGGCGATGCGTCGGTGTATGTGGTGGCGTTGATTCCTGAGGTGTTCAAGATGCCACGGTGTTCACCCGATGAGCCTGAGCCATTGACGGCGAGGCTGTCCAGCTTGCTTTGGTACGAACGTACTGCATCGCCGAGCAGTTGGGTTTCGACGCCGGTGCCGCGCAATACTGCCTGCTTGGAGATGTCAAACATGGACGCCACGGTGTTCACGTTCACGGTGAGCAGGGTGTCGTCGGGGCTTGATTCTGTTGGTGCTGAGTTTTCTGATGCCTGCACGTAGGACGTGATGCCGGTGGTGAGGCGTCCGATGTTCACGGTCATACCTTGCGCTGGCAGTGGTGCATTTGTTGAGATGTCAAGCACCGGACGGCCTGGACGGCGGAGCCCTGCGAATTCGTTGACGAGGTACTGCGGAATGACGAGGCCGGCGAAATTTGAGCTGCCTGAGTCGCGCTTTTCCATGCTTTCGCGCTGGTAACGGCTGATCCGTTCGCGGGCTTCGTATGAGCCGCCGAATTCTGCCGCGATGGCGTCCGCGAGGAAATCGTTGCCGGAGCGTTCGTGGTAGGTGGGCTCCTCCGAGATGACGCGGGCGGGAGCTGCTGCACGTGTCTCAACGTTGTCGCCGTCCACGGTGGCGGCGAGTTCTTGCGCCTTTGCCTTGCGGACTTCGATTTCGGTGATTTGTTCGATGCGGGCGTCAAGCTTGTCAATTTCGAGTTTGAGCGCCTGAATGTTCGCTAATTCGATTTCGGTGATGTCGCGGCCTTCGTCTGCTGCACGTGTAAGTGTGGCGTCAATCAGGTCGGACTTTGCGGTGCGGGTTTCGTGGAGGTTCACGAGGAATTGGTTAGCCATTGGGGTTTCTCCTGGGTAGTGGCCGTATGGGTTACGGGGTGCCACTTCGTCGCTAGTGGAGGGTGCCGCCTGGCGCGGGGTGCTCACTTCTAGCCGGTGGGGTGCCGGTTGTTTGTAGTTTAGTCACCGGCGGCGTAGTTGTGCGAGCAATTCTTTCGCGGTGTCTAGGTTCGGGGTGGCGGCTCTGATGCCTACCTGGTTTGCCAGGTTTTCATCGTCGTCGGTGCCTTCCATTTCGTCGTCGTCATCGTCGTCGGTTTCATTTGCTTCGACGATGCGGAGCGCCGCGAGGTGGCGTTCGGCTTGCGCCCGTGTTCGGTGGCAGCCCTCAACCTCGCCGTCTTCGTCTTTGACTACTGCATAGCCGGCGCAGCCAGGGTTGTCGTTTTCGATATGCCACGGCATTCCTATACGTCCTCAGGTGTTGTGAAGATGCGGATTGTTTCGGTTTGCCCGGCTGCACATATGGCCCATAATGACTGACCTGGCGCAAGTGTGCCCTGGATAGGTGCGGCGTGTTTTGCAATAGGGAATCCGTTGGCGGTGGTCACTGTGTTGTCTCCGATGTAGACGGTGTGGTTTCCGTCGATTTGGAGCCATACGGGCCGGTTGGTTGGGTCCGCGCCGATGATTTCGGACGCGGTGGACGTGACGGTTTTGACGCGTTGAGGTGATGGCATGGCTACTTTCCGAGGCTTTTGAGGATTTCGTTGAGGGCGTCTAGGTTCGGGGTGGCTGATGGTGTCCGAACGCTTGCCACTTGTGCGGCCTGGCCGTATGCGCCGAATGTCACCAGGGACACTTCTGCGAGATGCGCGGCGAGGCGTTCCACTACGCCATCGGGGCGGCGGTGGTCCTTTATCGGTTGGAATCCGATGCTGAATTCTGAAAG